CCCCATTGACACCCCTACCTCCTTCCTATAAGATAACCCCATTCCTTAGTGCGCCTACCCTATGGACTCCTACTACCCTGAACTAGAACAGAACGTTCCCCTGCCTATATCCGCTCGCGAAGCTCTACCAGAGCTTTCAATGAGGGAAGAACTGGACATGCGGGCGAATACCATTAAGCTGCTTGCTGACCTAACCGGCTCCCCCATAGACCCCGGCGAAGACGACAGAACGGCAGCTACTGCTTTAGCTGGTGACTTAATTAAGAATGGCCCCATCCGCCCGGATATGGCTATTTACCCTAATGAAACCATTGCCTACCTAGCGGGCTTGGTTTCCCAATACGACACCCTCGTTGTGCAAGAACTTGCCGACTTGAAGCGGTACGTAGTTAATAGGCTGATCGAGGAAACCAACCACCCAGATGGCAAGGTAAGGCTCACTGCCTTGAAGTCTTTGGGCGAAGTTGATGGCGTTGATGCGTTCAAGAAGCGCACCGAGATCACTATCAAGCAGCAGTCTATTGAGGAAGTGGAAGCAGAACTGCTTGCCACCATTGCAAAGCTTGAGCAACGCACAATTGACGTTCCTATGGTTGAAGTTGTAACCCAGGAGGACGAGGTTGACGAGTTTAGCTCCTGAACAGATCGTGCAGCTTAAGGCTGCGCTGCCCACGATGGCCGATAGCGACAAAAGGAAGACCCTTGAGTTGCTTAAGCGGTGGGAAACTGACTATGTTCAGACATCTTCTAGGGATAACTTATTGGATTTTGCGTCTCATGTGTATCCTGGGTACAAAGTTGGCCCCCACCACCGCCGACTAGCCCACATTTTTGAAGATATTGCTGCCGGCAAGAAGAAACGGGTGATTGTCAACATCGCTCCCCGTCATGGGAAGTCAGAATTGATAAGTTACCTCGCCCCTGCATGGTTTTTGGGTAAATATCCCCATAAAAAGGTCATTATGGCCTCCCATACGGCAGATTTGGCCGTAAATTTTGGCCGCAGGGTGCGAAATCTGGTCAGTTCTGACCCGTACAAGGACGTTTTTCCGCAGGTAGAGCTTCAAGCTGACTCGAAATCAGCGTCCAGATGGGGTACAAACTTCAATGGTGAGTATTTTGCTATCGGTGTCGGTGGTGCTTTGGCTGGTCGTGGCGCTGATTTATTCATAATTGATGACCCACATTCGGAGCAAGATGCCAAACTAGGGCGAGCGGATGTGTTTGAGCCTGCCTGGGAATGGTTCCAATCAGGCCCAATTCAACGGCTTATGCCGGGTGGTGCGATCATTGTTGTGATGACGCGCTGGTCAAAGCTCGATTTGACTGGACATCTGATTACCCAGATGGCTAGGGATGAGGGTAGCGAGCCTTGGGAAGTGGTTGAATTCCCTGCCATCCTGAACGACAAACCGCTTTGGAGTGAGTTCTGGTCGCTTGAGGAGTTGCTTGCTAAGAAGGCAAGTATGGACCCCCGGTACTGGCAAGCCCAGTACATGCAGCAGCCGACTGCGGAGCAAGGCGCTCTTATTAAACGGGAGTGGTGGCAAGATTGGGAACACGATGACCCGCCTAAGTGCGAGTTTATTATTATGTCCTTGGACGCGGCACAGGAAGCTAATAATCGGGCTGACTATAACGCATTAACTACCTGGGGGGTTTTCTTTAATGAGGAAACCAAGAATTATAATATTATCTTGCTTAATGCAATCAAGCGTCGGCTTGAGTTTCCAGAGCTAAAAAAGCTAGTATTGGAAGAGTATAAAGAGTGGGAGCCTGACGCATTTATTGTAGAGAAGAAGTCAAACGGTGCCGCCCTATATCAGGAACTGCGAAGGATGGGTATCCCGGTGGGTGAGTTCACCCCTGGCAAAGGGCAAGACAAGATATCTAGGGTCAATGCCGTATCCGATTTGTTTTCTTCTGGTATAGTGTGGGCACCTGGGAACAGGTGGGCCAAGGAAGTTATTGAGGAATGCAACGACTTCCCGAGCGGCACTAACGACGACTTGGTTGACTCCACGACACAAGCTTTGCTGCGGTTCAGGCAGGGGGGGTTCATTAGGCTTCCTTCAGATGAGCCTGAAGAGCAGCGGTTTTTTAAAAGCAGCCACAGGGCTGCTTACTATTGAGGCACATATGTCGGTAACTCAGAAGTTTATGGGGTCAGGACAGCTTGTTGACAGACTCACTGCCCAGGTAGGCAACAGGGAAACGGCAGTTAAGATACTTCAGCATCGCGGGCAGATGGATGCACATGGGAATTTGACCGCTGCGGGTCAGGCTAGGAACGTGATGACTGCCGAAGAACGGGCTATAGATAGAGCTAGTAAACGGGAAAAGCACTCGCCAAAAGCGTTTAAGTACAATCCCAAGACTAATCGAGCGACACTTAAGGGTAGATGATGGCTACAAACTTTGACAAAGCAGCTTTACCTTTTGACCCTGAAGAGGGTATGAGCGAGGGCATTGAGATCGAGATTGAAGACCCAGAGTCAGTCCGTATTGCTATGGGGGGAATAGAAATTGAGATTGGCGAGGATGAAGAGGAAGAGTTTGACGCCAACCTAGCCGAGGACATGACTGAGGGTGAGTTGCAATCACTCGGGTCGGAGATGCTTGACCTTGTTGAGACAGACATTAACAGTCGCAAAGACTGGGTGGATGCGTTCGTCAAGGGCTTGGAAGTGCTGGGGATGAAGTACGAAGAGCGTACTGAGCCTTGGAACGGCGCGTGTGGGGTCTATTCAACCCTTCTTACCGAAGCCGCCATCCGCTTCCAAGCGGAAATGATTACCGAGACTTTCCCCGCTGCGGGGCCAGTCAAGACCCAGGTTGTTGGTGCAGTTGACAAGCTGAAGGAAGAAGCTGCTGAGCGTGTTCGTGATGACATGAACTATCAGTTGACTGAGGTGATGGTCGAATATCGGCCAGAGCATGAGCGGATGCTGTACAGTTTGGGGTTGTCAGGCGCTGCGTTCAAGAAGGTGTACTACGACCCAGCACTGGGCCGACAGGTTGCGATCTTTCTACCTGCCGAAGATATGGTTATGCCGTATGGGGCGAGTAATATCTATAACGCTGAGCGTGTCACGCATGTGATGCGTAAAACAAAGAACGAGGTCAGGAAACTGCAAGTTGCGGGCTTCTACCGGGACGTAGACCTTGGCGATCCGGTGCATATCTTTACCGACGTTGAGAAGAAGAAAGCCGAAGAGCAGGGCTATTCACTTACTGACGATGATCGTTTCCAGCTATTAGAAATCCATGTCGATTACGACATGCCGGGGTATGAAGATGAAGACGGGATCGCACTGCCGTATGTTGTCACTATTGAACGTGGCACGCAGGAGATTCTTTCGATCCGACGCAATTGGAATGAGGACGATAAAAACCGTCTCAAACGTCAGCATTTTGTTCAGTACACTTACATTCCTGGCTTCGGCGCTTACGGTCTTGGTCTTATTCATCTTATCGGGGGTTACGCTCGGGCTGGCACTTCACTTATTCGTCAGCTAGTCGATGCGGGGTCGCTGAGCAACCTGCCGGGCGGGTTGAAGGCTAGGGGCTTGCGGATCAAGGGCGATGACACGCCTATCGCTCCGGGTGAATGGCGGGATGTGGACGTTCCCAGTGGTGCAGTGCGTGACAACATCATGCCTCTGCCGTACAAAGAACCAAGCCAGACACTGCTTGCCCTGTTGAATCAGATCACGGAAGAAGGTCGCCGACTGGGTGCAATCAGTGATATGAACATTAGCGACATGAGTGCTAACGCGCCTGTGGGAACTACGCTAGCGCTGCTTGAAAGAACCTTGAAAACGATGTCGGCTGTTCAGGCACGGGTTCATGCGTCGATGCGGATGGAATTCAAGCTGCTGCGCGGGATCATCAGGGATTTTGCTCCTGAAGACTATAGCTATACACCTGAGAGTGGTGACCGCAAGGCCAAGCAAGCCGACTATGACACGACGGAAGTGATTCCAGTCAGTGACCCTAACGCTGCCACTATGGCGCAGCGGATCATGCAGTACCAAGCAGCCATCCAGTTGGCTCAAGGGGCACCGCAGATATATGACCTTCCCCAACTTCACCGGCAGATGCTGGAGGTGCTGGGCATCAAGAACGCCGAGAAGCTTGTTCCTGTTGAGGATGACCAGACGC